TGATTATTCGTCAGCACGATATACTCGGGCCCCCGCCAAAAGATTTATCTTTTCGGCAACTGAGTATGTCTGTCAAGACCCCACCCTTTTCCCCTTTTGGCTCACTTTAATGTGAGCATTAGGGGCAGCTCGTACATAAGCCGTCACGTTAAAGTCGGTGAGTGTCCGTGTGGGCAACTAAATCTGTTGAAGATTACAGACGTAATTCCCATGGTCCGCTGTATTCCTACCGTTGGCTAGCTACGCGGATGCAATTTTCTAGATTACATCTAGCAACTTTGTAACAAGATCATGCTACGAAATGACAATTTTCCATACATTAAGTCAATTTTTTTATTTTATTTTATTAACTTAAAATACGCTGACTGCCATTTTTAAGCCGTAAGTGGGTAGCTCTCCCAATTGGGAAGGGTTACTCGCTTATCGGTCCTATTACTCGGTTTAACCTCGTACTCAGGGTGCGTCTTTGCACTATATGTGGGGTACGGCGTTTTCTCTTCTGGAAAAGGTGCCTGGGACAAAATCCGAGTCATCTGCCTTAGAGAGTAGCTTTGGCCCACAGTGTGGGGTACGGCGTCTTCTCTTCGGAAAAGGTCTGGGACAAATGTCCGAGTCCTCTACCTTAGAGAATAGCTTTGGCCCACATCATCGCCTACTTAAATCACTCTGTTAGAGCTCCAAAGAGCATAGCATCGTGAGCTTAAGTAGAGCCGTCTGTCTGTGATTATCCCGGTTCATTACGATGGTCCATCGTGCAATTTAATTGCCAGATGGATATCGTGATGGTCTGGTAACACGGATAGTGTTGACTGTGATATCTCCTTATAGAGTTTTTATTCCTCTATTTGGAGGATCACGTATCAACGGTCTTTCTTGGAGTATTAGTGAATCAGCTGGACCTAACGGTCCTGGGCTACTGGGTAGTCAGAGGCCGATTGCTTAGCTTACTTTAGACATCCACGGTTGTGGTATGTTTGGGTACTCTTTGCCTTCGTATCTGGCTACTTTTTGGCTCGTGGCTTATTTCATTCTAATCCGACTAGTTAGTTTCCCGGCTTAGCGATTATTGAAGCGTTGGGTGCAGATGTCCCTTCTAAATTCGGGCGCCCTTTTTTTGGCGACCGACAAAGATGGAGCAGGAAAGCGCCGGATCATTACGATCACGGGCTCTCTCGCATCTTCATCCGACCTTGCAGCTGCAACGGATCGTTACCAATTCGATTCCGACAATGAGTTTTGAACTCCTTTACAAGAGAACATTACCTTATTGTTGGGTCAAATTATTGGGTTATAACTAGTGGTTCCAAAGGAACGCCTATCCGGTACGCAATGGGGTAACCCATAGGAGCATACAGCTCTTAGGCAACGTTAGCGCTCTGCCACCATGTGGTAGTGCGGTTAGTAGCTTTGCGTGTAGGAAAGCGGCCATGGTTTTCTATTACGCTGTTCTTCGGTGATGACTTAGTCATTGCCGATGGAAGTATAATGGACCACTACTTATTTATCGCGCGACATTTTGGTGTTCCCATTAACCTTCACAAATATTGTGTCGGAGAGTGGGTTCATCAAAATTTGACAAGCGATGGGAGTGCAATTAGCGGTGAGGTATCAGCGTTACGCCCATGAATTTTCGTGGGCCCGCTGAGAAACTCTCGCTTCTTGCAATCTTAACAGCCCAGTTGTTTGATTTTTTGAATCTTTTGAACTTTCCCGAGCAGTTGAGAGGTGCATTATTTGCCCTTAAACAGTCGAGATATTATATCTCGCCTGCTTTATTGGCAATAATGTATGCAACAATTATCGGCCCATTAGAGTTAATATGTAATAGTGGCCATGTAACAGCGTTTTCGCTGAATCATGGTACACAACCATTACCCAACTTCTAATGGGTTCTGCCGTGATGTACGTCATCTTAGCTTTTAAGAGCTGGATGACGCGCCATGGCCGATAAAGCCAACGCAAGTTAGCGGGAATCGGAGTATTTCGTCGTTTTATGGACGAAAAAATTCTCGATCTTTGCTAGCTTGCGGCGGGTTACAGGGGTACTTCTCAAATTCCCCTTTAACTGATCAGCCGTAGATTTGGATGTATGCAGCCACGATCCTTAAGAGTCGGAGTCCTGGCTATTCAGCAGGTCTCAATTTCAACGGGATTGTTTACCCCGAAGAGGTTGAGAAACCTGGTACTACCACTTTTGACTGCTAGACATTCTGAGTTTTGCTTCTTAGAAGAAGTAAGACTCGGGAATAAAGCACTATTCAAGTTATCCGACAATCCCGAAAGGGGTCGTCGTTGGGTAACTAGACCTAGACCTGCGATATATTGTATCGACGGGCCTTGGCCGTTGTTATATAACATTAAACGGTACTCGTCTAACAAACGCAATGATAGTAGCTGAGTAGGCGTCATCCGATTACAAGGATGGCGAACTCCTCTTGTCAACTATTGTTGTCTTCGAGAAGTATCGCTTGGTGCACAAATCCGAG